GTGTTCTTTCTCTCTCCCCCACGGCCTGCCGATCGGCAGGGACAAACGTGAGCAACGTGTCCAGACTGCGCGCATCGGTCCGCGCTGCGAAGATCCCGGCCGAGGACCGCGCGGCGGTCGAGCTCGCCGAGCAGCTGGCCGCCCTGCTCGACCGCGCCCAGGACCTCACGCTCACCAAGATTGCCGCCGGCGAGCGGCCGATGTCGCTGGAGGACCGCCTGGAGGTGGTCCGGATCGTCGGCCCGCAGTACGCCCGGCTCTTGACCGCGCTCGGGCTCACCCGCGCCGGCCGTGGCGTCGCCCCGGCGAGCTCCGTTCCCACCGCCGGCTCGGCCGCCGGCGCCTCGCAGGACGCGGCCGCCCATGAGCGCCACCGTCAGCGGTTCACCGAGCGCGGCACCGGCACTCGGTAGCCTCACCCCGCGGCTGTTCACCCCGCCGCTGGTGGTGGGAGCGCCCGGGCCGTGCGGGTGCGGGTGCGCGCTGGACGACGACACGTCGATGGGCTTCGCCGTCGTGGAGTGGGCGCTGGAGGTGCTCCACTATCCGGCGGACCCGTGGCAGCGGTGGCTACTCATCCACGGCCTGGAGCTACTCCCGGACGGGCGGCCGCGGTTCCGGCAGCTGCTCGTGGAGGTGGCGCGCCAGAACGGGAAGACGACCGTGCTGGTGATCCTCGCTCTGTGGTGGCAGTTCGTGTGCGAGGTGGAGATGGTGCTCGGCACCTCCACCAAGCTCGACTACGCCAAGGAGAGCTGGCACAAGAGCGTCCGGGTGGCGGAGGCGGCGCCGGCGCTCGCGGCGCAGCGTGGCCGCCGGTGGACCCGCGAGGCGAACGGCGAGCAGGAGTCGTGGACCACCGGGCAGGCCCGGTACAAGATCGCCCCGTCGAACGAGGAGGGCGGCCGCTCCCTCACCGTTCACCGCCTGGTCCTCGATGAGCTGCGGCAGCACCACGACTATTCGGCGTGGGCCGCGTCGGTCAACGCCGGCAACGCGGTGGTCAACTTCCAGGTGTGGTGCCTGACCAACGCCGGCACCGACCGGTCGGTGGTGCTCAACGACCTCCACGACGCGGCCGAGCTGTTCATCACCTGGGCGCGCGAGCAGCTGGCCGCCGGCGTCGCCCTGGCCGCCGCGCTCGACGGTGCGCCGGGCGACCCGCGGTTCGGGATGTTCTCGTGGAGCTGTACCGAGGACATGGAGCCGACCAACCTCGAACACCTCGCGATCGCGAACCCGAACCTTGGCCGGCGCAACCCCGCCGATGCGCTGCTCGGCGCTGCGCGGCTGGCCGTGGCCGCCGGCGGGGAGGCCTTGGCCAAGTTCAAAACCGAGGCGATGTGCATCCGGCAGAAGTCGGAGAACCTCGCCCTCGACCTCAGCGCGTGGGGCCGGTCGGTGGAGGTCGCATCCCTCGAGGTATTCCGCGGCCGGATAGCCGCGTGCCTCGATGTGGCGCCGGACGGCGGGCACGCGTCGCTGGTGGTCGCCGCGCTCATGGGCGACGGTAGGGTTCGGGTAGAAGCGGTCCAGAGCTGGGACTCCATCGCGGACGTCCGCGCCCAGCTACCCGGCTGGATCGCCCGGGTGAGGCCGTACACGTTCGGGTGGTTCCCGAAGACGGGTGCGGCCGCCCTCACCGCCGAGCTCGGCCAGCGCAAGACCGGCCGCGTCGGGTGGCCACCCCGCGGCGTGCGGGTCGCGGAGATCGCGTCGGAGACGGCGCCGGTGTGCATGGGCTTCGCCGCCCTGGTCGCCGAGCTCGGCACGGTCCACTCGGGGCAGGAGCTGCTCACCGTGCACATGGGCAACGCCGAAAAGCGGTACGTCGGGCAAGGCGGCATGTGGATTTTCGACCGCCTGGAGGGCGCCGGCCACGTGACCGCCGCGTACGCGGCCGCCGGCGCCGTGCACCTCGCCCGGACCATCCCGCCGCCGGCGCCGCGGGCCGGATTCCACCAGGCGTGATCGAAGCTGCTCGCGCCGGCGCCGGCGTTGAGCAGAAACGCGCACGGATGGCTGACGTGGGACACGCTTGCGGGCCGTATCCTCACGATCATGGACTGGTGGCGCGCCGCGGTAACGCAGGTCAAGAGCATGTTCGGGCGCGGCGGCCGCCCGAGTGCCGTCCACACGTTCTCGACGTCCGGACCGATCGACGCGTTGCTCCGTGGGGTATGGGCGACCGGGTTCCTGTCCAGCGGTCCGGTGTCGCGCGATGAGGCGATGACGGTCGGCGCGGTCGAACGCGGCCGCGACGTCCTCTGCTCGATCGCCACGCTGCCCCTGTCGAACTTCCGGGGCTTGGAGCAGGTCCCACGGCCGTTCCTTGAGCAGCCCGACCCGGACGTGCCGACCGTCGTCATGATGTCGCAGACGATCGAGGATCTCCTGTGCGAGGGCATCGCCTGGTGGGTGATCACCGGGAAGGACTACCGCGGCTTCCCGACCTCAGCGCGGCGGGTGGAGCCCCGCACCGTGTCGCTGACCGCGCCGACCGACCGGAAGTCGGATGCTCCGCTCCCTTCCGGGCACGACCCGCGCGGCGCCGCTGTGTGGATCGAGGGCGTGGAGGTCCCCGCGTCGTGGGTGATCCGTTTCGACTCCGCCGGCCGGCCGCTGCTCAACACCGGGTGGCGGACCATCCGGCGGGCGCTGCTGCTCGACGCCCTGGCCGCCATGTACGCGGAGAACCCGCGGCCGCTGGAGGCCTTCACCGACACGGACGATCAGACAGTGGTGCCGTACCAGGACCACGAGGTGGAGCTGTTCCTCGCGCAGTACATGGCCGGCCGCAAGCGCGGCGGGCCGGCGTACATCCCGAAGCAGATGACCCGCTCCGACGTGTCCGCGCCGTCGCCGTCGGAGCTGCAGCTGGTGGAGCTCCAACGGGAAGTGTCTTTGGAGCTCGCGCTGCACATGGGACTCGATCCGGAAGACGTCGGCGTCAACACGACCTCCCGGACGTACTTCAACGCCCAGGACCGCCGCTCCGACAAGATCAACCACGTGTTCGGGCCGTACATGAAGGCGATCACGGACCGTCTGTCGATGGGCGACGTCACCCCGCGCGGGCAGCGGGTCCGGTTCGACCTCACCGAGTACCTGCGGCCCGACCCCGCGTCGCAGATCACCTACTGGCAGGGGCTGAAGTCCATGGGCATCGTCAGCGACGACTGGATCGCCGGGCAGGCGGGCATCGGCTCGGCGGACCGCGCCGCACCCGTGGCCACCGTCTCAGCTGCTACCCCGCGAGCAGGAATTGCCGCCGGCCAGCTGGCGCCGGCGCTCACCGCGTACCGGATTTCCTCGGACCCGAATTACTGGATTGCCGGTAACACCAATCCGGTAATGGCCGGGTTCTCCGCCGACCGTCCGGCGACGCTGCGGTTCTCCGTCGCCGACTTCGCGGGCGCCCGGCCCAGCGCGAGCGCCGACGTGCAGAAGCGCACCATCACCGGCCTGGCCGTGCCGTTCGGCGCCCGGGCCGAGAAGTACGGCGTCGGGTTCCGGTTCGCCCCCGGCTCGCTGGAGTACGACGCGAACGCCCTCAACCGGCTCCGCGTCATGGACGGCCACACCACCTATGTCGGCGTCCACGACCGGGTGGAGATGACCAAAGAGGGGCCGGTGGTCAGCCTCAAAATTCTCGACGGGCCGGACGGCTCACCCACGAAGATGCACCGGGACCAGCTGCTCATGGACGCCGCCGGCGGACTGAACGACGGCCTGTCGATCGGCGTGGATTTCTCGCTCGACCCCGCCGACGGCGACGTGGTGTGGAGCGAGACCGATAGCACGTACGACGTTGTCCGGGCCAGCTGGAACGAGACCAGCGTGACCCCGGACCCTGCCTTTACCGGCGCGCGCGTGACCAAGGTGGCCGCGTCCACATCAGGAGGAAACATGCATTGCACCGTCTGTGGCCGCCCGCACCCGCTGGGGATGGCGTGCGTCACGTGGCAGCAGCTCAACCCCAACCAGCAGCCTCAGCAGCAGCAGGGCGCGGCGCAATTCGCGTTCATCCCGCAGCAGGGCCAGCAGCCTCAGCAGCAGCAGGCCCAGCAGCCTCAGCAGCCTCAGCAGCAGCTGGTGACGCCGGGCGCGCCGGCCACCGGCCAGTTCGCCCAGCAGCTGCCCAC